GCCGCGAGCCTCCCCCCCCCACAAAAAGGCAGCCTGAACCCCCAAGCAAGGTTTCGGGCTGCCTATTTATTTCACGCCTATTTTGTCATAGCAAAAAACCGCCCAACGCGCTGCCACGTTAAACGGTTTTTAAATACTCTTCAATCAAACAACGCCCCCTGCACCGCCACCTCCTCCCGCTCCGCCAAAATCTTATCCGCCGTGCGATGCGACAGCCCAAATTGTGGGCAAAGCTCGGTTAAAGCCATCGCCTTGCTGGTTTTGCCGCCATCGGTCAAAGCCATAAATGCCGCCCGAAACCGCCGATTGCGCACCTTGCGCAGCTGCACCGTGCAGCGCGGAATATACAACTCATCCCCGCCAAACACCGCCGCCAGCTTGTCCGCGCCCGCCTTGCCCACCGCTTGGCGCAGCAGCTTCATGCGCGCGGTGTTGTGCCGCCCCTTGCCAAATTTAAACCGCGCCCCGCCAATCGAGCGCACCAGTTTTTCCGCCCCATCCAGCCCAATCACCTCCGCAATCTGCCGCATGCTTTCAGGCAAACCGCCCCATTCGTCTTTTTGCATTCAAACGCTCCGTATTCTGTGTTAAAATTCAAACCCATACCATTATTATTTTGAATACGCCTGCGCTTAATGCGTGGGCTTTTTTTTCAGGCTGCCTTGTGCGCCTCGCGCTTCGCTTGATAATTCAGCGCCGCCAACACCTTGCGCATCTGCTCGCCATCGCAGCGTTGCACCGTCTCCACCCCAAACATCTTGCGCGCAATGCCGTGCGCATAAGCCCAGCTTTTGCCCGTTTGCGTGAGCAATGCGCCGATTTTGCGCATCATCGCGCCATGCCCTGCAAAATGCAGCGGCGTGCGTTGATAGCCCTGCGCGCCCGCATCCGCGCCAAAGCCTTTTTGCTGCAACAGATTAAGCACCGCCGCAAGCTGGTTGTCGTCCATGTCCTTGCAGCTGTGCAGCCCCGTGGCTTGCGAAAGCAGACCACGGTACACATCGTCGTCCAAACCCAGCTGTTTTTTGGCAATGTGGATTTTGCTTATCATTTTTTGGCGATGGGTGGTGGCATGACTCACGCACTTTCTCCTTGAATTAAAAATAAAAATCTGCGGCAATTATACCAAAAAAGGCAGCCTGAACGGCAAAAAACCGCCCGAAAGCGGGGAAATTTTCGGGCGGCGGAACAATGTGTTTATTCGCTTTCTTGGCAGTAATACCACCAGCGCAGATAATCGGATAATACCAACAGCAAATTAGCGCAATTTTCGGTTTGCACGGGGTTTTGCGTTTGGTCAAACAAACCGTGGGCGGTCATTTCCAAGGCGCAGCTGATTTCGCCGATGCCGCAACGCGGGGTGATGGGCTGTTGCATGGTTTAGCCCTCCAACGACAAAGGCTGCTGTTGCGCCTTAAACGCCAAAGCCTGCTTCATGGCGGCATAACCCGCACGCCCGTGGCGGGATTTTTCGGGGTCGGGGCGGTAAGACAACACACCCAATTCGTCCAGCAGTTTCAGCCGTTCGCGCACCGTGGTGCGGGATATGTCCAACAACTTGGCCATTTCCAGCTGTGTCAGCCCTGCGGCGTAATAGCGCGCCAAATTGCCCAATTGCGGATGCTCGCGCAGATAGGCGGCCTGTATCCTTTCGGCGCGGTCAAACGCATATTGCAGCGTTTCCCTGTCCACTTCCAGCATATCGTGCGCTGGTTCGGCCAGTCTGACCTTTGCCCATGCGCGGAACGCTTTGGCGTTCGGCGTATTGGCGAAAAAGCTCAGCAGGTTGCAGCCTGAAAGCGAAAAAATCCTTGTGTTGTAATGCTTTCCGTCAGTCGCCATCAATTTGATGGTAACTGAGTCGCCGTCCGAAAATTCGTCTATGTGGCGGTTATAAAGATTATTTACGCCGTCGCGGGCGCGTTTTTCAGAAAACCCCAAAGCCAAGCCCAACTGCTCGGCAGTCAGCCATTTTCCGCCGTCATGGTCTATGATGGCGATTTGCTCGGGGTGGAAGGATGGAACGATAGCGTTCATATTGACTCCGTGATATTTAGTTTAACGATTGCCCACGGACAGGTGGGCGGGCTTCAACTACCGTATCACGACGGCGGAACGTATTCCCCTTGCGGGTATTGTATTAGGCTCTCTCGACCCGCCATAAGAAACTATGGCTGCCTGAAATACAGGCGTAAAAAAGCCGCAACTGACGGGTGCGAAAAAATCCGCGTGATATTTAGTAGTGGAGCTACTTTACGGCATAACGGGATTTTTTGCAAGGGTTTTGTCATGCGGCTAGGCTTCCTGATTCTGCCGGTCTTCCATCGCCTGATACTCCGACACGGCTTTACGGTACACTGCGGCATCGTTTGCTGCCTGTTGGAAAAGCTGTTCGATTTTAACGGCTGCCCTGTTTTTGGCGGCTTGGGTTTTGTAATTTGCCATTTTTTCTTTTAACGCAACAATCTGCGAAACATAATAATGCGTAGCCACCAGCCTGAATGTGTGTTCGTCTATTGGCGGGGAAATCAGGCGCTCCGCACAATCCCTTATCACACCCATGCGCGATTCCATGGTCTTGGCATTTTTGCTTTCAAAGATAATTTGCAGGGAATCCCAAATAATCTGCTCCGTGCGCTGCCGCGGGGTAAGCCGGCCGAGATAGGCATAGTGTCTTACATTCCGCAAAACCCGCTTATACACGGCCTGCCTGTGGGCAAGGAAACCGTCCAAAGTCTCGCATTCCTCGGCAAGCAGTGCCTGATGTTCTGCCCGCTGCCTTTGCCTGTTTTGGGCTTCCTCATGCAAATCGGCCTGCCAAGCGGCAATTTCTGCCTGCCGTTGCGGTTCGTCAGACTGTTGTTTCTTATGTTCGGAATAACGGGCAGCGGTCCAATCCAACAGTTTGCCCAATAAGTTAAACACCAGTGTTATCAAGATAATAACGCCGGGCAGAATCGGTGGTTTTTTCATTTTTTCTATAATTTGCATAATCGATACGTAAATTATAGAAAAATAAAACACAAACGGAAACGGACTGCATGCAATCCGTTTGGATTTGGAATTTAAGCCGTTTTCAAGCTGCCGCGCCATCCAGCCATGCGATGGCGGCAGCCAAGTCATCAAACTGCGCCACCACGCGGCGGCGTGGCTGCTGGTATCGTCGGTAATAATGCACAGGCGGCAACAGCTCGTAGCCCAGCCATTGCTTGCCTTCTTTTTTAATGCAGCGGTTCATGTTTCTGTCCTTAATGCTTCACACTCAGCTCGCTTTCGGCAAACGCCGCCGCCGTTTCCAGCTGCCGCAGGGTTTGCGCCACGGCATCCAGCAGTTCGGGCTGGTCTTTTGCTGCTTCCTGCGCCGCCAGCAGCAGCCGGTTTGCCGATGCACACATCTGCGGCAGGCTTTTGCGCGGGGCGCCTTGGCGGATTAAATCCACCAGCGCGGGCAAGCCCGCCAGCGCCAGATTGCACACGTTCATAATGTCCAGCACGCGCACTTCGCTTGCCAAAGCGTCGCATTCCAAGCGGTGGGATGCCACCGACAATTCTACTTTGTTGCTCATTGCGCGCTCCCATTCGTATTGTCTTGCGGGGGTTCGATCAGGGGTTGCCAGTGTGTAATTGTTTCGCTAAACGCTGCTGTTTCCCAATTCCACCTTTCTTCGTGATATTTTGACTCAATGCGTGTTGCAAAACCAAATACACCATCCGTCCATACAACCAATACTTCTTTGTTTATTTCGGGCAGTCTTTCTTCCACGCTTATCCATGCGGATTGTTGGGCACGGGCGAGCCATGCCTGCCATGCGGTGTGTCCCGCTGTGCCTTCGTACCTTGCTTCGCACGGACTCAAACGACCTGTAAACATAGCCCTGTGGTGCTCGGGGATCTGGTTGTATTCCCAATACCACGCTTCAAATGCCGCTCTTTCCTGTTCAATTTGTTCGGATGTCATTTTTGCTGCTCCTTCAATTTTTTCACGCCGTATGCTTTGGCGGCTACAACCTTGCCCGCATCCACATAGCGGATTTTCTCGCCGTCAGCCGAGCGGTGCCGCTCTCCGTACACCTTGATTTTCAACCTGCCATCGGGCATTTGCTTGATGATGTCGCAGTACATCAGGTAGCGGATTTCCGAAACCGAATTAAACGCGTGGGTACATTTCAACAGATACCGCCCCTGCCATTTTTCAGGCTGCCTTTGCATGATTTTTCTCATTGCCTAAACCCTCGCAAAATCCAAAGCCAGATGCTCGTATTCGCCCGTTTCTTCGTTGCGCTGATAGTAGCGGATGTATTCGCGGGTGGCTTGCGTGTGCAGGCTGTCGGCAATGGCTTTCATGGCGCGCTGCCATTTTTCGTCGGCGATGTCCAGCTTGCGCAGGTCCAACACTTTGCGCACGTTGATTTTGCCTTCTTGGCTCACGTCAAACGCTTGCAGCACAAAGGTTTTCAGCTCGGCGCGGCTGTCTTGCGTCCATTCGTTCAGGCATTCGTCAATTAAGGCTTTGGCGGCTTGCAGGCGCTCGTCAAAGTGCAGCACATCGGCTTGGGCAATGGCAATGCGCAGTTTGCCATCAAAGCTGGTGAGCGTGATGTTGCCTTTCACGCTGCGTTTCGCGCCGTATTGTTCCACGCTCAAATCAATAAAGGCGTTGGCATCTGCCATTTGCTGCGCTTTGAGTTCTTTCATTTGCTCGCGCAGCGGCAGCACTTTGGCGAAGGCTTCGCGGATAAAGTCATCACGCGCCAAATCAATCGGTTTGATGTTGTCCACGGATACTAAATTGCCGCGTGCGTCTTGGCGGTATTGGGATAAATCAATAGTCATGGCTATTTCCTTTTGTTGCTTGGCAAGGCTTGCTTGCCGTAGGGTTAAAAAATCGGTTTTTGCTTTTCAGGCTGCCTATCGCTGCGCGCGGTGGCAGGCTTGTTGCATTTGTTGGCACAGCTTATGCGCTCTAGCTTTTTGCTCTGCGCTGGGCGGTGCGGCGGCGCTCGGCGGTTCGCTCTTGGGTACAAGGCGCGTGCCTTCGGGGTAGCTGCCGGCGCTGTGGTTTGGGTTTACGCTTTGCGCTGCGCTTGCTGCGTGCTCTTGATTACCGCCGTTGTTTTCAGGCTGCCCATCCCGCGCATGGCTTGCGGCGGCTAAATAATCTTCCAACGCCAAATGGTCGGTCAGCGGCGTTTTCAGGCTGCCTGAAACCTTATCCGCCAACATTTGCTGCAAGGCGCTTTGCCACTCTGCTGCCGTGCTGTCGTTAAACATGGCTTGCACGGCGGCGAGATGCGCGGCAATCTCGGCAAAGCTCAATTTGCCGCCCTCGGGAGCAAACCAGCCAATGTATTGCATCAACAGCTTGGCGCTTTCGCCGCCCATCTGCGCCACCGTCCAGATGGCGCTGCGGGCGTAGCGCAGTTCCTGTTCTAGCTCGGCGGTCATGGTTACGCTCCTTTGTGTTGCGTTTCTTTGCGCTGCAAAGCGGCAACCAGCAAGCGGATAACAATATCGCGGCGTATCACTTGCAAGCCGTTGGCGGCGGCAAACATGGCCAGCAGGCAGGCGAGCAACAAGGCGACATCGCGTTGGCTGTCAACCTTCATCCCGATAACAAGCCCGCCGTTAAGCATTATCTGCAGCGCATAAAAAACCATCTTGGCGCGCTCCTCTGTGCGTGCCAATCGCCATGTGCTTTTAAAACTCATTTTTAGGTTCATATTTACACTCCGCTGCTTTTAGGCAGCCTGAAAAGTTGTTTTGCATTGCCAAGCCGTGCAGCGCGGCATAGACGGCATCGTTTTCATGGCTGTATTCGGGGATAACGCCATACAGCAATTCGCCGTTGTAGGTGGTGATGTCGCAGCCGAATTTGTTATCCCGCCGTGTGATGCGGATTTCCAAGCTGTACTCTTTAACAATGTTCATTCGCCGTCCTCCAAAAACGCGTTGGGATACTGCTGTTTCACGCTGTGCATCGCTGCCGCCACGCTGTAAAACGTTTTTTCTTTGCTACCATCCAGCCGCAACACAGCTTGGTTACTGGCGGGGCGGTGCTCAATCGTGCCAATCGGCAAGGCATCGTGCGTGTAGCTGGGCAGGTAAACGGTGTAGCGGATCATGGCTCGCCCTCCTCACTCGCTGCCGCCCATCTATCCACCAACGCTTCCGCCTCATCGCATTGATACCGCGCCTCCTGCTCCGCTGCGTTTAAATCCGCATACGGCGTGTTCCACAGCGCATCGCAGTTTTTCTCCACCGCCACGGCGGGCTGGAGCACAGGCGGCTGGGCGTGCGAAACCGCCGCCGTCATCATCGCGCCTGCGGTCATTCCCGCCGCCAGCATCGCCATATCGCGCCAAAATCCGCGCAGTAAATAATCTTTGTTCATTTTTATATTTCCTTTAATATCAAATAGTTACCGAAATCACTAGGCAAAAAAATTATTGCCCACAGCGTTTGGCGCACTTTTGGCACGCCAGCCATTGCTGCATCTTGATGGGGTTATGCGTGGGGGCTTTGCCGCTGGCGGTATCGCGGCATTCATGCAGCGGGATGGTTTTGCCCTGATATGGGCAAGCCACCGTTTCATACCGCGCCGCCACCGCAGCCGCCACGCGGTCGGTTTTGCCCGCATACTTGCCATGCACGATCAGGCTTAACGTCGTGCCGCTATACCCCAGCTCCGCCGCCACTTGCCGCAGGCTTGCCGCCGCAATCCGCGCTTTAAGCAGGGCAAACCAGCCCTCGTTCATATAATCTTTAAACACCTTTTAAACTCCCTGTGTATGCCATCCGCTAATCATAAAATCCGCGCTTTTGCCTTTTGCTGGCGGGGTAGCTTTTGCCTTGCGCGGCGTGTTTGCCTTGGGCATTGCCGCGCGTTTGGGCTTGCCCAGCTGCCGATAAATCGGCGCAGCCGCAGGCGCATTCGCCGCCAAGCAAAACCGCCCATCGCCCGCCTTGCGCAGCAAGCTATGCCGCAGCAAAGTGTTCACATAGCTGCCAATCTTCACTCGCCCCACCTTGTGCGTCATCGCCACATAAGCATGCAATTCCGCCTTGCTAAACGCGCCCAGTATCTTCATCGTGCGCCAAATGGTGCATTCAATCGGTTCAGTATTCATGCTTTCACGCTCCGTTTCGGGCTTTCGCCCTTGTAAAACTCAAAGCCGCCTAGGCTTTTCAGGCTGCCCAGCTCCACCGCATCAAGGTTATTCATCGCCGCCGCCTCGGCAAGGTTTACCAAATTCACCGTAACCCGCCGCACGCTGCCGTGCGCCAGCTCCACCAAATGCCGCAACACATCATCGCCAAGCCGCACATTCGGCGCATAAGCCTCCGCCAGCTGCCTTGCATCCTCCAAGCTCACAGGCTGCGCAGGAATCCAGCTCAACACCCGACCATGAAAGCGCTCAAAGCGTTTCAGCTTATTGGGCATCTGCTCCTCGCCCACCAGCAAAATCGGCGATTGGCTGCCTTCATACACATCGCGCACCAGCTCCACCATGCCGTTTTTGCCCACCAGATAATCCGCTTCGTCCAAAATCAGCGGGCGTTGCGTGGCGGCAAGTTGCTCGCATATCGCATCCAAACACGCCGCCGCCGTTTTCGGCGCAGCCATGCCCATTTCAAAACACAGCTTTTCCAGCAGCGTTTTTTTGCTCCACGCGCTGCGCAGCTGCACATAATAGGCTTGCGTTTTGTTGGCAATCGCCACCGTTGCCGTGGTTTTGCCAAAGCCGCTCGGACCATACAGCACCCCCAAGCCGGGTAAACCATCCTGCCGATTCACCAGCCGCGCCATCGCCACGGCCACCAAAGATAAATTATTGATATTGGCTATTTTCATAGCGTTTACACTCCTGTTTACTCAAAAAACCTCAACCAAATTTCAGCATCTGTTCCAGCTCCGCGCATTCGCGCATCACCAGCTGCCCTTTCGGGCTTTCACACCATGCCAAAAAACCTTGCTGCGCCGCGCTCAAAGCCTCATACGGCAAGGCTTTCAGTCGGTTATACGCCGCATACTGCGCATTCGGTAGCGTCGGCACTTGCCAATCCTCCGCCTCCGCTGTTGCTGCCACCTTTTCAGGCTGCCGCCCCAGCTTCAACACCTTGCCATCGCCAGCCGCCCCACCCGCT